CCTAATTCTTCATAACATTTTATTCTAATCATAAATGAGTTTAATGATGTTTCGTCAATACAAATAATATCATCTAATCTATATTGTTTTATCTTACTATAAAACTAAACTCTTTGATTTGATTTTTAATTACAATAGTTTTTTATATCTTGTTCTTGGAACATGTCATAATCGTGTTTGTTTTAGTGTGATATTAATATCTCTTACAACTCTACATAAATAAAATCTTGATAATGTTAAGTTTGGATATTTTGTTTTTAAATCTACTAGTAATTCATCAATTATTAGTAGATTTAAATTTATATATTCATCTTATTAAAATCTTTTCAGAACAACCGAATATTTACAAGTTTGCACTTGTTTTTATAATGAGATAAATAATATTTAACTGCTGATATTTTATAATCACTACTTTTATGTGTAGGTATTATAATATTAAAAACTATTTTAATTGATATGACAAATCATTATGATTTAAATCAAATTCTTTTACTGTCGTGTCTTTAAAATGATAATTATCATTAACATTCCCACTTTTAAAATAATTTTCACCATATCTATTTTTTAATGATTGGTAATTACAAAATGGAGCATATATGTATGTATAACCAAATATTTGTTTCACTACGTTATTATATTCATCTACACTACAAAGAGTTCTTGCATCGCCTTCGTAAAAGTTTTTATTATTTTTAGTTAATTTAAAACAATCAATTGGACCAAAATGACAATGAAGGTTTCCATTAGATATATATTTAAATCCATTTTTTTCAAGTTCATCTTTTATTTTAAATAATTTTTCCCATTCTTTTTCCACAAATCCTATATCTATATCATTATCCCAAGGAATAATTCCACCGTGTCTATTTAAACCCAATGATGTTCCAGCAACTGCAACATATTTAATATTATTTTTTTCTAATATTTTATTTAATTTACTCATTTCATCATAATGTGCTGTTGAATACTTCATCTTAGGAATTATATGCTTGTATTTACTATAATTTTCACTTTTTTTATAATAAGCCAATTTACGTTTTTGACAAATAAATCTAATAAGTAACGGATTAGTTGTTTCAGTATCATTATTAGGTGAAAAATAACCTTCTTCACAATATAGTACATCACAATCATTATTAGATGCTAACTCTTTTAGCATCTCAATGCTATATAACCATCTTTTATGTGTAGTTGTAAATGATTTATCAGTTTCATTATATACGCTATTTTTTTTTAATTCATTATCATTTATTGAACGCAATTCAATAGTTATTAAACCACCAGGTTTCAAATTATGTATAGAATTTATAAAAATTTCATTAGATATATTATAAGGTAACGCGTGTAAAAACCATCTCATATAAATTACGTCAAATAGCATACATAATTCATAATTTTTTAATACATCTAATACATCTTTTTTTATTAATTTACAATTAATATCTTCTTTATCTAAAACTCCATTGATATCAATACCATAACATAAGTTTTTTTTACTACTAAAAAATTGTGTATCACGACAATTTCCAGAACCTAAATCTGCTATTTTTAAATATACATTATCATTATTATATTTTTTAATATAAGTTTCATATACAAAAGAAGAAAAACTACTTGGTTTTAAAATATCGTGATTATTAGTTTTATAATAATTATCCCAGAAAACTTTATTTTGATTATTCATATTATATATATATAAATTTATTTTTTACTAAATTAGGATTTATATAGTTAAAAAATAAAATGGACAATAGAGAAAAATCGGCTTAATTACAGGTAATTTAGACTGACAATGCTATGTTTATTTTTATATTTATCATTATTATTAACTTTAATAAATAACAATATAACCATTATTACATATTTAAGTATTTAACAATTGTTATGTAATCCCAGTAAAATTAATAATGATACAAGTCCATTATTTCTTTTCGACCTTTAATTAATTTTTCTAATTTTACATTAACATTATTATCAACACCAATAGGACTACTATTAGTAAAATCCGTGTGTTTTATACCGTAAAAAAAATTACCACTAGGTGTTGGTGTATGTTTCAGTCCTAGTTTTAATAATTCTTTTACAATATTATTTCTATTTCCAAAAGAATCTATGTTCATATGTAGACCATCTGCAATCTCACTTAAAAGACTGAGAGACTGAATTCGATCAGTTTTCAATCCAGTCATTTCAAAGAATTTAGCCAAATAATGTTTGATATATTCTGTATCTATTGATATTTTTTCCATCATTGATAGGTTGTTTTCGAACAATGCTATTCTATCGGACAACATATTAATGGATTCTACATAACTAATTGATAACATATCTGTCGTATAAGGTATATGTTGATTCTCAACTGTAATTTCTTTAACCAAAACCAATTTTAATGCCAAATAAATATTAGACGTTTCTTTTAAATCAATAGATTCAATTATATTCCAATACAATTCTTTATCTAAACATATCGAAAAATCCAACGCGCCACAATAATAAATACAAAATGTCGTTGTGTTTTTTACAAGTTCTTGATGATTATACACCAATTCATCTTCGTTAAAAGAAGCAATAACATCATTAATGTTTGTATTGTCGGTATAAATTTTATAGGAAGGATGTTCGGTCATCATTCTGGTAGATATGATATCCCTATGTACATCATAAAGAGCGTCACATTCTATTTGAGACATCATACTATCATTTTTATGATACATAGTATATTCAGAACTATTCAGTTTTACAGACTTAATCATTATGTCTTTTTTTAAGACTGAATAATCGATTAATGCGCTGTAAATAGTATTAAAATTATTACTAGGATAAGTATTGTTAAATATCTCCAAGACATTGGTTAATATATCCATATTTTCATAATAAGGCAATTCATTAAATTCGTAGTTTATTTCGGACTTGCTAAATATCAACCTCAAAAATCTTTTTTCACATTGAGATAATTTTAAAAATATAAACGTATTATGGTCTAAATAATGTAGTTTATATAGTTTATACGGACTTTCCCATTGATTATATTCCTGGAATATTGGTGATGTTTTATCCGTCATTTAAATAGTATCATTAGTATGATTTTAAATCAGTATTTATAAGGTTTTAAATATATAATAAAACAATAAAATTGATTAAAAACAAACCTAATGATATATTATTAATTACATCATGTCGGTACCTCGTATTTCGGCTATTCGTAGCGATACCAAAGACGCGTCTATTCTGCTCTTTACATTAAGTGAAACAAATGTTTCAATAGCAAACGCACTGCGACGTATTTTACAATGCGAGGTTAGAATTCCATGTTTTAGAAGCGAAGACGAAGACGATGCTTATAAATGTTCTATACCTACCAATACAACGCGATTTACAAATGAGGTTATAAAACAGCGGTTGGCGTGTATTCCAATTCATATTAAAGACGACAAAATTAATGTTGAAAATTATACATTGGTCTTGGATGTAAAAAATGACACTAGGGACGTTATGTATGTTACGACCAAGGATTTTAAATTGAAAAATAATACTACTGGAAAATTTATTAAAAATGAAACGACGTCTAAGATTTTCCCCCCGCACGAAATAACTGGTGATTATATTGAGTTTTTACGTCTTATGCCGTCAAACACACCACTCCAGCTCGGTGAGCAAATTAGTCTTTCATGCCCCCTAACCTATGGAATAGCCAAAGAATCTGGGTGTTTTAAGCCAGTATCCGTTGCGACCTATGGTAATACATTGGACGAAGCAAAAGCTTCGTTATCGTGGAACGTTGAAGAGCAACGCCTATTAAATGAAGGGATTGATGATGATAAAATTATGTTGAAAAAACGCAATTGGTATTTACTAGAAGCGAAACGCCATTTTAAACCGAATAGTTTTGATTTTAAAGTAAAGAGTATTGGTGTCTATGAAAACGAGACGCTTATGAACAAAGCAGTCGCTATTTTAATGGATAAATTGAAAAAAACCTCTATCGCCATTAAAAGCAATGATGTTGCCGTTATTGAACTGAAAACGTCTATTTCATCCTTACCACATTCCTATGATGTAATTTTACATGGTGAAGATTATACTTTGGGAAAGGTACTTGAATATTACTCATTCGAACAGTATTGTGAAAAACAAGATACGTTTTCATTTATTGGTTTCAGAAAAGAACACCCTAGTGACTCGAAAAGTATTCTACGGTACGCATTTAGGGAAGCGTCTTCAAAAGAAGAGCTTGTGAAATTGATTGATAACGTCTGTAATTATGTCTTATCCATGCTTGAAAATATTAAATTTTAATAAATATATATGTAGCGACAATGGTGAAAACGACCTATATAATGAGAACAGGACGAAAAGGTTGCCAGACCAACACACGTTTAAAACCCCTCCATCCCTAAAATACTCAAAACATCTTCTAATAAGCCATCATGTTGGAAATATGTTTAATTTAAAGAGAAATATGTATATTTTTATTGACCGAAACACATCAATTCAAAATTCTTCACTACTTACTAAAACGGATACGCTCAATATCGTATCGAATGGTATAGTCAATCAACATCAAACAAAACCCAACTCGCTTATTTATGTAGGACAACTTGCTGGATGTTTTGGTCCTCCACATAGAGGACACTATGAATATATTAAAAAGGCCTGTTTGGATTACAACCTCAATTACTTATTTATAAAAACCAACAATAGAGAAAACCCAGCGTCATCACGCCACGGTATTCCATTGGTATTTTCAATAGAACAACTTTGTCAATTCGCGTCTTTAATTTCCAAAGAAACAGGGACTATGTTTTTTATTTCAAATGACGATATACCATGGGACATCGATAATACTATGGATAAATTATATTTAATAACAGGTATAGAATATGATAGTACCACCGATAGCTTTGGACCTATTATTGAACAAAAAAATGCGGTTGAAATTGAAGACCCATTGGTAAAACCATTTAGGAAATTTCTTTCCAAATTTGAGTGTTCAATCGAAGGAATCAAACAGACCAAGGTGGAAAATAGGGTTATTATTAGAGATAAAGCCGACCAGCTATCTTCCACAAAATTAGTAAAGTGTCTTATTAAAACCCCAAACGAAATTTGTTTTCATTTTTTACCACATGACTTCACATACGATATGAAAAAACACTATATAGATTCTACTATGGCTTATAAGACATTCTTTATTGGTGATAAAAATGATTCGTTTAATGTGTAGTATATATAAAACTTTTATCACAAAAATTACTAATGAGTTCAATAATGTATTATAGTAATTTTTGCGATAATTGTAAGAAATTAATCTCTATCATGTCCAAACAATTAGAGAGAAGGACTGTGACCAATATCCATTTTATAAATATAGACAAGCGAGTTCAAAATAATGGTAATTTATATGCTATATTGGATAATGGACAGCAATTTCACATACCAAAGGCGATCCAAAAAGTTCCAGCATTGGTAGTAATTAATGAAGGGAATAATATATTGTTTGGAAACGCAATCTATCAATATTATGGATTAAACCTAATGCTTAACAATCCTCAATCTAGAGAGCAGGTAGAAACGGCACATGACCCTCAACCTTTTACATTTGAAGGAGTCTCTGGATCAAGTATTGGTATTACCTCTGATAAATATAGTTTTGTTGATATATCAAACGAGGATATGTTGGCGGCGGGTGATGGTGGTATTAACCAACTACATACCTATATAACATTAAACGATTATGAGAACGGAGCCTTGAGAATTGAAGCCCCCGAGGATGACGGAAACGATTCGTCACCCAACATTTCTCTCAATGATTTGAGAGAACAGCGAGAAAAAGATATATTAATGGCAAAACCATCAGCCGACCAAATGGTTCTTCCGTCTTATGGATAATTATAAAATTCGTATAATAAAGGTTAAAGAAATACTTATATGTTATAATTAATGTCGAATAAAACAGTTATTATGAGAGCCTTTAACCAACATTTTAAGGATTTCTCGGATGATATTCAGCAAATATTCCCCAATGATCTTAAAATTCGGACTTTTAAAAATTCATTAACTAGCTTTATCAAAATGAACCCTAAAAAGGCTATAGAGCTTTGGTATACACGTTTAACATTGAAATATAATGAGCGTATTCAAAACGAAGATATTGATTTTTTTATGACCAAAGATTACAGTGATGATGTTAAAAGTATCAAAGGTACAGGATTGACAATAGACAGCGATATTATTGAACAGTTGAGAGAACCCATTAAAAATATGAATGATGAAAATAAAAAGAAAGCTATTAAATATCTCAAGGAGATGACTCAATTATCAACATTATATTTCACATAAATAGTGTATTTACAATTCCACTTCAACTGCTTCAAATAACCGTTTAAGCTCGTCAGAAATCTCCAAAATATCTTCATCGTACCACAATTTATAAAAACACCGAAGACATACCAAGACATCGTTAAACGCATTATGTAGGTTGGTTAAGTTTGTATTAAACAAGTGTTTATGGAGTTCATATTGTCGGGGATATTTAAAATATTTTTTACCACTATTTCTATTGACAGATTCGATACGACAGATATCGACCGAGCTTTTCATAGTACAGTAATGAGTGATTTCGCTATTGATTTGAATCCATTGCCTTTGGATATGTTTGTTTCTCATAAGTAATTGTCGCATTACCTCGACGTTAATCATATTCCAATCAAACTCAATATTATGTGCAACAAGCATGTCGCACGATTGAAGGGCATAAAGGAAAGAATTGAGAGCATTGACAATTGGAACTCCATCCATCTTAGACGCGTCATTGGTAATACCGTGTATTTTTGTCGATGATTCTGGGATAACAATGCCATATTCAGAGACGTTGATAATCAAGTCTTGTTTAATAAGAATTTCATGTTTGTCAGTATCGTATAGTATAAAACCCAACTGAACAACATATGGCCAGTTATTAACAGTGAAGATAGTAGGGGATTTTCTTGGAGGGATTCCGGTCGTTTCAGTGTCAAAGCATAGAATTCTCATTTTCTGTCGATATTAGTTAGTATCGTCGTAATTGATTAATTTAAACTGATTAATTATCAAATCAATTTAAATTAAAATAGAACTTCGTATAACATTATACTGTTTATGTGATGTAAAATTATAAATTTGTTTGGAATGAATAAAAACTCTTGGTAGTGTGTGTATCGATAAAATCAAAAACGATTATGTTATTATTAACATCGATTTTTAAATACATATTTTTATCGCTATTGGAAATAATAATATTTTGGTTATAAAGAGTGTCTTTGGTATTAGACGCAACTGGGTAGGTATCGACAAACGACCCGCATATTAACATATTAAAATGGATCGTAGGGTCGCTGTTTATACTCTTATAACAATCAAGAGTTTCATTAATAAATACATTATCATCGTATAATGTCATTGATTGATTTTTAATCAAATCAAACAATTCTTGCTCATTATAATATAAATGTTGATTACCATGGTCGTGTCCCGAAACATAATATTCAATAGAATGTTTTAATAACAATGGACCAAGATGTTTCAAAACGCAATTATTAGCATTGTTATATTTATATGTACCATACGATTGCATTGGATAGTGACCTACAAACATACATTTTTTACCGTTGGCAATAGAGTTGAAAACAGCCGCGTCAATGGCTTTTAGAATTTTGTGGCGGTGGTTAAATAGTGTTATAAGATGTTTCGTTATCCAATCCCAATCCCAATTCCAATCGAATTTATCTCGTATTTTATCATTTTCAACCATGAACGCTTTATGCTCCTCTGGATATAATTTAGTATAGACATTGAAGTGATCTGTATATGATATGTAGTCGATTACTGTCGTATCAATCATATATATATCAAGATTACCATGTGAAACAATATAATAATCAGGCTGGCAGTTAAAAAAATTATTTTTAAACTGTAAATCGATATTACCAGCGTAGTCATGATTACCAAGCACCGCGTGTATTTTATTAGGAGGTAGAAATTCAAACAATTCGCCGAACCGCGTTAATTTTATATCATTAGCGTGATCAATTCCATCTGGATAAAAATTATCACCACCCAATAACAAAATGGTATCGTCTTTTTGCTGTTGCTCGACATCATTTTTTAGTTTTTCTAAATTTCTCTCTAAAAGTTTTCCTTTGGTATCACAGTGGAAAAAACCAAAATCGCTGATAAAATAAATCATACGTGCTTATATATCAGCCGTTTAGGCTTTATATGTATTGATTCATTATTATCTTATGGCTTGTTTTCTCTCAATATATTATCTATGGTGAAAACTGTTAAGAGAAAGCGTCGTCGCCATGAGCTTACTAATGTCGTCCGTAAAAAACATAATTACACGTCAAAATTCTCAAATACTTATTATTCAAGTGGTGACGGTATGCTGACTACTGTCTGGGGGCCACCAAAATGGCACTATTTACACACATTGAGTTTTAATTATCCCGTTAAACCTAGTACCAATGATAAAAAATACTACAAACAGGCTATTACAGTCCTTCAATATACATTACCATGTAAATACTGTCGTATTAATTTTAAACAAAATTTGAAGGTATTACCCATAACAAAAAAAGTCATGGAAAATCGCAATACCTTTTCTAAATATATATATGATTTACATAATCTTGTTAACAAAATGCTTGGTAAATCTACATATTTAACTTATGAGGAAGTAAGAGACAGATATGAGAATTTTAGAGCTCGATGTTCTAAAAAGGAAGTAGATGCTAAAACAATATTATTAAAAGAGAAAGGCTGTACTCAACCATTGTATGGAGAGAAATCAAAATGTATTATTAAAATTGTTCCACAGAATGACAAAGGTGAATCGTTTAGTATGGACCATAAATGTATAAGGCGACATTAAAAGATGATGTAAAAAATATGGTTAAAACTGGCTAAAATCGTTTAATAATGGCATGGGAAACACACTTTGGTTTGTAGAATTATAATTTGGAACTTTTTTACATTCAAATGATGGTTCTGGACAGCGAGCACAAGGAGGACAAGCCGTACATTTTTTACTCGTATTATCACCATTATTGATAACATCAGGACATTTAGGACATACCGGAGGGACAATTTGCGTTTTTAGAATATACAAATCCTCGTCACCATCGGGAATTTGAGAGCGTGATATACCGGATACTGGATTATATAAATTACCAATAGGCAAGCCAGTACCTGGTTCTATAGTGTCATTCGGTATAGTTTCTTGGGATTCCATACCTTCTCTATACCATAATGAACTAGTATAGGTTGAAACACCAGCGTTAAATATAATAAACAATAGAATTATATATATTAATCCATTTTTGCCGAATATTGTTTTTGTCGATTTAACAAAGTATCTCAACATTATATATAATAACTATAAAATATAATGTTGTTATAATAGTTCGTTATTAGTTTTTTTTAATTTTGATTCTTACCTTTCGTTTTTTGGTACGTTGGTGGTTATTCTGTCGACTACTACCATTAATAATCCCACGTTTTTTCAATTTTTTAGCCGTTATACCCCGCTTGGCTATACAGCGATTGGTTAAGGGGTTGAGAACCTGAGTCGAAAGGCATTGTTTTACAGATGGCAATGTGCTGCTACCATTAATAATCCCACGTTTTTTCAATGTTTTAGCCGTTATACCCCGCTTGGATATACAGCGATTGGTTAAGGGGTTGAGAACCTGAGTCGAAAGGCATTGTTTTACAGATGGCAATGTGCTGCTACCATTAATAATCCCACGTTTTTTCAATGTTTTAGCCGTTATACCCCGCTTGGATATATACCGTCCAGTGATTGGATTAAGTATTTTAACAACAGGTGTATGTGCCTTTGGGTTAATAGTAATACCATGAATAGATGGAAGTATTGAGTCATCTGAACTGTCACTCAATACAATGATATCCATTGGGGGTGTGGCGTTTTTATTTAAGAAGGGGTGTTCTGGTAAGTTATATTTAGCAACAAGCGGGTTGTAAATCGTATCTATGTATATTTCCAAAGCCTCTTTTGATGAAATACGGTTGGGAAACGAAGGTACATTCATTTTTAGTAAAAGAGAGTAAAAATGTGAAATAATAGGTGATATATTAAACAATGATGTTCTAAACGACTCGCGTTTATTTTGATCCTCATATGAAACTGGTATTAAATAATCTGATGTATAATTAAGTTGTTTTACCATTGTTTTTAAAATCTCAATCATAACCAAACTCACACTAAATGTATTTAGTTTTTGCAATATAGACGTCTGTATATGTATTTTTATATAGTCTCTCGATATATTTTGTCGTAATAATTCCCGTATATCAAGAACATAATCGTATATCATTTTATTACTAGTATCGTAATTAAAATCAATACCATAAGGACCATAAAACTTGATATCAACAACCGTATTATCGTACCTGAAATCATCTCTATAACCCCGCAGACGATCTCTAAACACATCGTTTAATTCGTAGAATTTATCAGTAATACCGGCATCAACCTTGTTTAAAATATCGTCTAATTTGAGATTGCTTTTAGCAATTGAAAGTAGTGGATTGTAAAAATCAATAATCATATCTGGATCGTCCAGGTCTAAAAACGCACGTTCGATAGGATTAACCCAGTAATCTATACCCCAATCCAAATTTTTTATTAAAAAATCGTCATAGTACCCTGAAAAACCAAAATCGATATAATTAAACCGGTTAGTTTCTTCTTTATAAACGATATTAGCTGTTTTAATATCAAAATGACCAATATCTTCTTTAGTCATCTCATTTAATCCATATATAAGCCGAGTAAAATCGTATAACATCATTTCACAACGTTTAATATTGTTTAAAACAGTTGTTTTTTTCAAATAATCATCCAACCCGACACCTCCGTCTTCTATATGAATTAATCTATAATCTTGTTGAAGCCTGTTCTTATTATAAATAAGACTTAAATCGTCACCGTGTAAAATACATTTTTTTAATTTGTTATCTTCACTGACAGATGGTTCTTCTGGTACGCATTCGTCGCCTATTTTTAAATGATAGTAAAATTTGGGATCTAAATTATCAAACATTTTTTGTTCTATGACTTCATTCTGAGCATTTTCCAATGTGGTAATTTTAGTTAAAAATCCTTTCTTTCTTTTTTTAGCACCTTTACATTTAAGCGCTGGTTTATATACACAACCAAATGAGCCTTTAGCAAGCATTTTTCCACCAACCTTGGTCATTTATAGTATATATATATTATTTAAATTGAAGCTTATGATACTGGAGTATAAGTTTCAAATTAACATTCAGTTCAGGCTTATATTCATTTTCATAATGAACCAAATTATTAGCAACACAGACCTTGGATTATCATTTGATATTATTAGTATTGAAGGAAATATTGGGTCTGGTAAATCTACACTTATTAACTTATTGAAACATGTGTATACACATGTTAATAATTCACAATATCACGTCCAATATCATTTTGTCGATGAACCTGTGTCGGAATGGGAGTCTATTGTCGATAAAACCAATGGTGATAAAAATATTCTCCAATTGTTTTATGAAAATCAAGAAAAATATAGCTTTGTATTTCAAATTACCGCTTATATTACTAGACTGTCCAATTTAAAGAAGAAAATAGATTCTATTGTGGATAAACGACGTCTTTGTTGTTTAGAAAAGAAATCTGTTTTAAAGGAACGACATGTTATTATTACAGAGCGGTCGCTTCAAACAGACCGCCATGTTTTTGCCCAGATGCTTTACGATGATGGGAAAATAAATGAGATTGAATGGGTGTCTTATAATCACTGGTTTGACGCTTTTTCTAAAGAGTATGGTACTGGAAAAATTATTTATGTGAATGTTTCTCCAACGGTATCTTATACACGCACTAAAAAGAGAGATCGTGGTGGAGAAGAAAGTATCCCACTTGGTTATTTAAAAAGATGTTTTGACTATCATGAACAATGGATTTCTACGTTTGATCCATGCAACGTCATGACATTTGACGCATCTGTAAACATTGACGTTGTTCAGATGACTCATTATGGTTATGTTAAACCAGTGGTTGAGTTTATTAAATAACAGTTAGGAACGATATGATTAAATATGTCGGTTAGGTATAATATTTAATTCTATTAATTTATTAGATTACTTTTTATTTTATATGTAAATTGAAAAGTAATCTAGTGTAATCATTGTTATTTATAATATTATGGATAAACGAAAATCATTGCTATCGTTAAATTGTGGAACGACTTATCCGTTTGAAATAGGGGTTGATGAGGTAGGTCGCGGTCCATTATTCGGTAGAGTTTATGCGGCAGCAGTCGTCTTGCCATCAGAAACAACAATGCCTCCATTATTTGACATATCTCTAATAAAAGACAGTAAGAAATTTACAAGCGCTAAAAAAATATACAAAGTGTATGAACATATAAAAGAACATGCTATTGCGTATCATGTTTCGTATTGCGACGAAACTATAGTAGATACCATAAACATTCGTAGGGCTACTCATAAAGCAATGCATGATGCTATTAAACATGTCATACACCAGTTAAATTCAAGTGTTTCAAATACTTATTCGACTAGCGACTATCTTTTATGTATCGACGGTAATGATTTTACTCCCTATATACAATTTAACCAACATACAGAGTTTATTGAACAATTTCCACATCGGTGTATTACTAGTGGAGACAATATTTATGCACATATTGCCGCAGCGTCTATTTTAGCAAAAGTAGAACGGGATGCTTATATTGAAGCATTATGTATAGAACACCCATACCTTGACGAGAGATATAGCATTGCATCCAATAAGGGTTATGGGGCCCAAAAACATATGGATGGAATACGCGCCCATGGTATTTCTCAATGGCATAGAAAATCCTTTGGAATATGTAAAACATACAGTTAGGACATTATACAATTCGTTAAACTGTTATTATAAAAATAACATTATAACAATATAACAATGTTTAAGCTAAAAACCATAACGTCTAAACTACCAACATTATCGTTTAATGTGTTTAAAAGCAAAGCATTTTTATTGATATTGGTCGCAGCCCTACTAATTGGTATATCGGTTTTTATGGTTAATAAGTATTTTTATAAAAAAATAAACCCCGATTACGTTAATAATAGTGAATTTGTAGGTAAAAGTGGAGAATCAATAGAAGATAAAGAAGCTACATTAATTATGTTTCATGTTAATTGGTGTATGTATTGTAAAAAAGCAATGCCTGAGTGGCTCAACTTTAAAAAAGACTATAATGGAAAGGCTACCAATGGATACAAAGTAATATTAAAAGAGTATGAATGTTCTGACGAGGACAATGAGGAAATCGCTGAATTAATGGATAAATACACTGTGGAAGGATTCCCAACGATCATATTAGTTAAGGACGGTAGTCATGAAAAATTTGAAGCCAAACCTACTTATGATACACTAGAGGAGTTTATTAAAACTATGTAATATCGCTATGTATTTCATTGTCACCGCGTTTTTTAAGAAATGCAGAAACTTGGTTTTTACTAACTTCACCCATCGCCCGTTCTCTCATTGTAATATCTTTTAATAGCAAATTCCAATCGAGTTCGTCACCATTTAATGTAATAGCGAAATTATTATTTATAAAAGGTAGTAAATTAGCCAAGGTATGTTTTTCTGAACCTAATATCATTTTTACTAATAAAATTTTAATATATTTAATAAAACTGTCATTTTCATATAACATTAATTTCTGGTCATATTTAGCATAATGTAAGCAAAATATTTCGTTTTTACAATTGTCAAGTTTGTCGTTAGAACCATCGTGTTCCGTAAATTGAAATTTGTTAAAATCTTTTTCATAATATCTCTCAATACACGCTCCAAGAGGGACATTACAGAATAATCCTCCATCAATTAGACATGTTTTAGTTGTATCCTCTTTGGTTAGGCATAAATAATGCGGTTCAAAAAGGATAGGATGTGCACATGAGGCATATATAGCGTCTTTTAAAGTTATGTAAGGATAGTCTATATGGTTAAAATCAATTATATCAAAAGTATTTAGATTAGAACTATAAATATGTAGATTAATACCCGTCTTTAAATTAACATCTGCAAGGCATATGTCCAAATCCCAATTTAATGTTTTTAATAACGGATCAATAAAAAAATCAATTTGGTTTTTATTAAATACCCCTTGTTTTGAATTTAATCGAAACATCGTGTCTATTTTTAACGAAAAATACTTATTATATGGGAAATTAGTCAAATAATCGCATACATTATTCATATCTAGTTTGGAAGCCAATAGAAAAGCAATGATAGAACCTGACGACGTTCCGTGAATACTTTCAATAGACTCTATAGAAAGTCGGCGTCGTTTCACGAGTTCTCTGAAAACCCCAAACCCATATATAAAAAGAGGACCACCCCCAGAAATTACAATATGTTTTAATTGATTCATATCTAATTTAGACTAATATTAAAAAACTTATTTCATTGTATATATCAATGAGTTATCATATTTTTAATTTAAAACAATTGGATGAAATAGACGACTTCAATGAGAAGTTGGATCTAGATGAATTGTATCAGGAAAAAATAAAATCCGAGAGAATGAAACTGGATGTTTATAATAGAATGTTGGCCAGAGTACATAAAAAAATTAAACTTACTTCTAGACAAAAAGTCGATGACCAATTCTGTTGTTTTATCGTTCCTGAAATGATGATTGGTGTGCCTAAATATAACCAAGAGGCATGTATTAATTACATAATGGAGAAGTTGCATATTAATAATTTTATTATTAAATACATACATCCGAATTGTTTGTTTATCAGTTGGAAACATTGGATACCTAATTATGTAAGAGACCAATTTAAGAAAAAAACTGGAATAACTATTGATGGGAATGGATGTGTTATTGATAAAAATAAAAATAACCCTGTTATGAAAATGTTAGGTTACGAGAACGATACAAAACATAGCATTAGCCCAACAGAGACGAGATTTAAAAATACAGACGACTATAAGGAAAGTGGTAAGCTAATCTATACTGATGCTCTGCTTGGTAAATTACAGCGTATTGTCGATACAACGAGAGAAAATAAGAAGAAATAACGTCTATTTTGAAAATAATAATAACATAACATTACAGAATACAATCGATGGGGTTGAATTTTTCAATTCAAAAAATGAGCGCTTGTGACGTAAAATACATACAACAATCATTACCTGGTAAATACATACTTATTACTACTATTACGGATAACCTAAAAACAGTTCCTTTAATTAAGGGAACATTAACAGCGCATGAAGAAGAGACTAAAATAAACCAGATTATTAACCATAATGACACTACAAACATAGTTATATATGGTAGGAACAACCAAGACATGAGTGTTATAACTAAATATAAACAGTTGTTAAAATTAGGCATCACTAATGTGTATGTTTATATTGGAGGGCTATTTGAGTGGTTATTATTAAATAAATGCTATCCTCAATTGTTTCATATTGAATCTATACCAGCATCCTATAATGAATGGTTATTTCACCCCCCTGCAAATAATGTATTAATGAAAGGCGTTTAAATATACAACACAGTATTATAGTATTAAAGATAAAAACTGGCAACCCAATCATCAACAACAATGCCCATTTTAGACGAGACTAATACGAATCATAATCAAATAATTTTCGGACAGACTAAACTGTCTAAAAATGAATGGGAACATATTGAAGTTCCTATTGAAGAAAAAGAACATATTATTTTGGATTTTATCAAAAAGGGATTTAAAGATCCATCCATCGTTGAGGAACCGTACCTCTATTTACTAGACTATCTTAAATTATCTATACAATCCGGTGATAAATCGTCTTATATAGACTATTGCATTAAAGAATATTTAACCGATTATATAACAGAATCATTAATGTTGTTTGATATGTATCAATTTAATATGTGTTCTGAAAATCACATAAGTCATGTTGTATTGGATGCTATTTTTCCAATGTTTAATATTAACCCATCAACATTCAGTTTAACTTCAATCGCTAAAAAATCCAATGTAATAAAAAAAAAAGATATTATTAGAATTAACAATACCTTTTGTAAATCCAAAAAATTCATTAATAATGATAAAATTTTTGAATTTGTATGTTTAAAACAATTAATCAATATTCTATCATTTATATTCGAGGATATTTCTATCGCTAAACAATCTATGGATAAATTAACTTTGTCGCCACCTCAAGTTAGCACGAAATATTACAAAAAAACTAAAACAAATTATAGAACATTAGAAGCGTTTAATAGTTATGTTATCGATAGGTTGTACGCTCTAAATAAAATGATTGATGGAATGATTGAAACAAATACTATATATGAAAATCCAATTTTAAACTTTGTAAAAACAATAGTTGTAGCATTAGTCCAAAATATAACCACACATCTAGCGTTAGAGACGATTGATAGTTGGATTGAAAATAATGCTATGTTGAATAAATACAACACACTCCGTCTATACGATCACCAAAAACAGATATTTACACTATTCAACAGTCCTCAAAAAAAACCAAAGTTTGTATATTACTGCGCTCCAACTGGAACAGGTAAAACACTTACTCCTATCGCGTTGGCGACGAAGTTCAAGATTATTTTTTTATGTGCTGCGAGACATATTGGATTATCGTTTGCCCGTAACGCCATTTCTTGTGGATTTAAAATTGCACTGGCGTTTAATTGTAGCGATTCTGAAGATATACGATTACATTATTCTTCTGCTAAAAAATTTACTAAAAATTATAAATCTGGTGGTATTTATAAAGTAGATAATACTGTTGGTGATAAAGTTGAAATCATTATTAGTGACCTAAAATCTTATCCATACGCCTGTTATTATATGTCTGCTTTTAATGATATAAAAGACGTGATTACTTTTTGGGATGAACCAACGATATCGCTTGATTACAATACACATGAACTACACTCTATTATTCATAAAAATTGGAACGATAACATCATACCTAACATGGTTCTTTCTTCAGCGACATTACCCAATCACGATATGGTTCTCAATGTAGCTAAACAATTCTCGGATAAATTTGATACCACAATAGCATATATTAAAACACATGACTATAAAAAAACTATTAGTATTTACGATACACATTCGCGGATATCTACACCTCATTTGCTTTTGAAGGAAAACAACGCTTCTTTTGAAGAATTCCAACGCGTTGTTCATTCCATCAACAATGATAATACATTAATGCGGTATTTGGATATTGACTCTTGTGTTAAATTTATAATTTATATTATGAAACGGTTGGATATAGCGACACCTATCATTGAAGATAATAAGTGGTACAAATTAACACCACAGCTAATTAAACAGCTTTATTTAACAACCATGCTGAACATTGATATGGATTTATGGAAAGTGGTATGTAATGACAACTCTATTTTTCATACAACTGTCGATAAAAAATACGATAGTACGATTCGTTTTATGACTCAGGACGCTTATACATTAACCAATGGAGCCAGTATATTCTTAACTAACAATATATTTAAAATAGCGACATTTTGTTTTCAACAAATGAGTATCAGTAAGGATCATTTAACATACCTTTACGATGTGGTTGATCATAATAACAGATTATCTAATAAAATTAAAATTATAGAAAAACAAATTGAAGATGAAGAGTCCAAATTGAATTTGGATACTAAAGAACGAAAAATATGTAAAACAACGGAAGATAATGAAGCCAGTTCTAAAGTTAGACATCTACGTGATAAATGCGACGTGCTTTATAGGATGATGAAAAAAACCCAATTGCCTAATGTGTATATGCCGAATTCGTACGACCATATAAAAAAACACCATCTAAGCTTACCAGTTCCAAGCGACATTAACACAATACCATTTCAGTCCAGTCTATCAGACGATGATGTTATGAAAGTATTAGCGTTGCCTAATATATTGGATTCTTGGAAACTACTTCTTATGTGCGGGGTTGGTATTGTTAGTGATACGTTATGTAATGAGTATAATATTCTTATTAATGAATTTGCAGCGTCTCAAAAATTATATATGTTGATTGCATCAAGTGATTATATTTATGGAACAAACTATACGTTCCATCATGGCTATATTGGTAAAGACATGCAATGTTGTAGCCGACAGAAATTGATTCAAGCTATCGGTCGTATTGGTCGCGGGGTAACCAATCAACATTATAGTATTAGAATGCGGGACGATGCGATTATATCAATGTTGTTTGATGATACGACGAATAACAGTATTGAGGCAGAAAACATGAACCGCTTATTTTGTTATACTAACCAAAATGAGACGTTTGACGATACTGGTAATATGGATAACAATAATATGGAAGTAGTAGAACAATTGGAAAAAGCTATTGATACTGCCTTTAAGGAAGGATGGGTTGTAGAGAAAATACAACCATTACTTAATACAGTTATTGTATGCGCCGAAGACAACCATGTTGTTGTGGATGATTGGGAGACACTGGTTGATTAAACAAGTCGTAATAACAAGTTGTTAATATATATTCATTATTATACTATTAAATTGAATAATGAAAAAGTATAATAAATATCATTAAACAAACGATACTATGGATTGCTGCAGTGGTATTTCCAATAAAAACCATTGCTGCCACTGTTATTCGAATACTTATTTAGACAACGATACCTTTCTATGCTTTCCGGCTACCAATTGCACATGTCTTTCTTGTGAAGAATGGCTTGATAATGAAGATAGTGAGCATTCTTCTCATTCGTGCTGTAGCTCTTCAGGAGAACCTTGTTGCCACGACTGTGCGGTATTCTTTTGCCCATGCGCGGTTTTATTGGACGCTATATTACTTCCATTTCGGTATTTAATGGCGACCAAGACTGTGGTCGAAAAAACACCTCCTTCAACTGGTGGGACTGATGTTGATGATATTGTAAAGAGCGATGTGTAAGTAAACGTCTTGAGTATGAATGAATGATTATAATATGTTTAATACTCTGCTGTATAGATTTTTATTTTCTTTATATTGTTATTAAATTTAAAAACGTTTATTATTACTAACTATAATGAATTGATGTTATTACTCATCTAATTAAACCTCGTTATACAATAAATTCATGTTAATGAATGGGTTGGTTGTGAAATTGATCATATATTGAATATTAATAAATATATTGGTTTTTATAATAGAGTTGAACGAAACTGCAATCCAACCAATACATCACATTTAAAATACCAGTGATTTAAAGGACAAATAATGAATGGAAAGAGAATGACGCAAGTGTATTTATTTAAACAATATATACTAAATTCAAAACGAGTGTTTAATGTACATATTTTCAAAAACATAAACTAAAGACGATTTTATTAGTTAAGAAAAATAATCCATTAACTTATTCACCATATATGTGAAAATGAAGCGTATAAAAGAAATCATTCAAAATAAATGTAAATTATATTATTAATTACTCGTTTTATATTTATTAATAAAACATACATTTTATTTATCTTTCTCTAGTACTTCATTAATTCCATCATTATAGTCTTCTTTGGGTTTTAGTTTAATATCACAAGTCCCACAATGGTCATTGTTCGCCCAATAAACTTTACTGCTAATTATACTTTTATTATATTCAGGCTTCCATCGTCCCAATAATATTGTATTTTTAGGCTGAAATAGCTTGGTAATCATACTAAAATATTTATGCATACTTGCGGTTATATTGCGGTTTGGGTTATTTAACATTATAGAATCAATTTATTTTTAAATAATACATTTATTAAAAATAAATTACTTTTGTCCATTCTCTCAAAACATCTACTTAATATAATTATTTAAAATCTAAATATCTGATATATTATATAAACATATTTTTTAGAAAAATAATATTGGATTGCGGGATTTTATATAGCTTTTGTGTAGTGACATTTATATTATAAGTATTTAAAATATAAATTGAAATACTTATAGAAATGAATATACTACAATATCTCATAATGGCATCAAAAAACGATGATTTAATACAATTAGAACAGTATGTTAAAAATATTACCCTGTTGCAAAAGGGGCACATTTTACAACAATTATAGATATTATTTATATGTCAGCATTACGCAATAATATTACTATTTCAGATTTACTTAGTGACATTTATAAAGGAATACTTCATATAGATTTATTTAATAAATCAAATAGTGGTAATATTTATAAATTTATAAAAAATCCAAAATACAAATTGTTTGCTGAGAGAATTAAAGACATAACGGTTGGTTCAAATGGTGGTATGGCAAATATTGGTAAAGGAGAATGGCTTATAAGTATTGGGTGTGGTATAAATCCAAATACGGATAAACCTTATGTAAATATTATTAAAAATGGACTAGGTGATCTTCAATATCTTGATAAAACTGAAGAAGTAAAATGGAATGGTGGAAAGGTTTGTATTGGAAAAGCAGGAAACCAAGTTAATAAAAAATTCAATACATTGATTGACATTTCAGACAAAAAATGGGTAGTAAAATACTGACCTATTCCACGAATTGTTTTCATATTGTTATTATAAATATAAATTCGTTTATTGGAAATCAATTTATATTTATAATATTATTCTCATCCATATATTCTATTTTTCTTTTATTATACTGACAAAGTCTTTTAAATTTTTCATAATTATCGTATTGGGATTTTAGGAAAAAACTTTCAAACAACGTTCGTATGTATATTTCAGTAGTTATATACTACTATTACTAAATATTTTATGCTGAAAATATAATTTACTTGAAATGAAAGTCAGTATTTTAAATTTCCAAATGTGTAAAACGATTTAATAAATATTATAATTAACAATATCTATTACAGTTTTTTAATTGAATTACTTTGTTTTTTGCGAGTTTTTTTACCACTTTTACCACTTTTACCACAGATAGCGTTTGTTGTACCTAATTTATATTTTTTATCTAAATATGCCATATCGTCGGTTATTGTTTTACAAGCTTCTACATCAGATTTTCGTCGATATATACGCAACATATTTAATCGTCCTTTTTTAGCAATAGCCGCATTTTTAAGAGTGATATTACGTTTTTTCATCTCACTAACAACACCTTCATTTAAAGCTTTACGACGTTGTCGTTTTGTACCATTCAGTTTATAAGAATGTTTGTTTTTCTTTTTGGTGCTTGGTTTGAGCCGAGGTAGCACCACCTGTCCACCTGATTGAGACACCATCATTGTTTTTAATCCCTGGAGATCTTGAGATAAATTGATTGCTTGACTATCGACCTGTGTCTTTAACTCTTGGAGTTCCCTTTTTAATTCCATATCGAGAGAACCAAATGAATCATTTAATAATACCATCAACTCATAATAGGTCATGGTTCGCTTCTCTTTTTTCTTTTCTAATTTAGCAGTTTCTCTCGTTATTGAACGCTCAATACTCTTCTTGGCTGATTCGGTCGTTTTTTCAAACGACTCTTTATAATTACTGTCTTTATGAAATTTTGTAAATAAATTTTTATAAACCTTACTTCTTTTTTTCATCGCTTTTAAATCCCCATTTGAATTCATAAACGCCTCTTTCTCTCGTTGATACTGTTCTAATTCGCTTAATTTATCATTGAGATTTTCCTGTAGCAATGCGAGGCGGGCTTCCAATTCAGCGATATCGGTTAGTTTATCGACGTCAGAACTTCCACTAGACTTACCTCGTGACTGTCGAGTTTGTGTTTGCCCGGTCTTTTTAAAAGCGAAGTTAAGTTGAGAACATATGTTCTTTGCTATCGAAGAATTAACACCACCTTTTATTAAAACGTTAAATAAATAAAAATTACTTGGATTAGGAGGTTTAGAAACAGTATATTCAATGGCTTTGGACATTGTGTTAATATCCTTGTTTTCAATTGCTTCGATAAAAATAGACAATATCTTTTTTAATTCTATAAACTCTTGGTAGTTTTGTTTAATTAATTCATTATATTTTACCCGTGACGCTTCAAAAAAAGAGTTAAATTCAGGTGCTAAAAACGCGAGTGATATATTGAAATTATCATATATTAATGACATTGACGTCTTGTATTTTTGTACTATTAAATCCACTTTATCAGTAAATCCCTTTATATTATCTGTTTTAAAATTGCGTATAATTTTAGAAAAATTACATGATGCTAATATCTGGAAAGTGCTGTTTTTATTTATAGATTGTATATTATCCGTTATTTTATCTAGAAGTGTGTTATCCATCGTATTTGAGGGGTCGTCTTTATTAATAATGAGTTTGAATGTTTCCAATATGCGACCTATCATAGTTGTCATGTTTCTAAATGTGCTATCAATGCTACTTGAAGGTGATTCTAAACCACCTGGTGCCAATAAAGAAAGACACATAGGTTCTAAACCTAATATATTGATTTTTTCATTATCTGAAAACATACTTATAATGCTAGTAAAAGAGACAAAAAGATTATGTATATTTTTTTGTTCTACAGTAAATTTGTTAAAAAGAACGTCAATAGTATCGTTTCCACCATATAATAGTTCTACAGACTTTTCAAACTCTATAATAATACTATCCGTATCTTCTAACTTAAAAAAAGTAGTTTCTTTATTAGCTGAAGGTGGTGCTAAAATAACATGATATGATTTAAGATCATTGATAGACTTGTTGAGAGAAACAACAATATCATTTAAGGACTGGACGCCTAAATTATGTATAATTGCTGTGGAGTGTGATAATATTTCTTTACCATCTGATTGTGTTTTACTTTTAATACCAGTTAAAGACTCTAATGCTATTTTTTCTTGAGTACTGTCAAAAAAAGCCTTGTATTTTCTAAACAATGTGGAATGTGGTCGGATTCCTGTACCGTTAATCAAAAATGGAGTGTTATAAAACAATGATTCACCTGCGACGTTTTTGTCACTGGACGAAATATAGACACTGACATCGGTTGTTTTACCTTCTGATTTAAACGAGTCTTTTATAAGTGTATCCATTTTATTAACATATTTTACCTGTATAGAGTCTCCGAGTGATTTCATACTAATTATTATCTGTGTAAATAACCAATCGCGTTCTTGACCTTGTAAAGTCGATGCATAAGCGCTTTTTTCTATAATATATTCAGCAAAATTAAACATTCTTAAATAAGATTCTTTCTCTTCAGGTTTATCGCTACCCATTGTCGCTATGACGCTACTAAATGTTTTAAGGTCGGATGAAATTGGATTACCAGTTCTTTTAGAACTTGAAAATATTTTTTTTAAAACCGACATAACTTTATTTTCTTTTGAATTAAACAATTTGAATAAATCGGCGATGTTTTTTATAGTAAGGTCTTTTATTTTAAGCGATAATGATGTTTCTGGTTTTTTATGGAGGGTTCCCGGAAAGCCTGTAAGAAATTCTATACCATCATAGGCGTCGCGTGCTTTATTTTTTGTAAAAATCACTCTCATATATGACTGTTCAATACCTTCATCCACGTCCATACCTGGAACAACAGTTGCGTTGACCAAATAGTCCCGTTCAGACTTGGAAATTAGACTCGATGTCATATACGAGCCATCGGAGACACTAATAAAATCTGGTTTTTCTACACCAAAATATCCCATAAACTCATTTAAACACTCGGCCATAATCATACGTGCAGATATTGATTGTACGGCACTGATATCTTGTAAAAATTGGATACGGTTTTTAATGTCTGTGTTATCGACATTCCTAAAGGTGGTTATTGGAATTGCTCCTGTTGTTGCCGGATCAATGAGCCCAGCAGCATAGCTCAGTACTTTACGGTTTGATTTTCCTTCAAATTCCGTGGTCTGATTTTTTGTATAAATACCTTCGGGGGCCATTTTAATACCAACAATGGGCATTAATCGCCTAAACGAAGTGGGGTTGTCTTGGAAATATGTATTTAACTGGTTAATATCTAATGATTGTTCAACCTTGTCTATTGTAGTTGATAATTTAGAATAAAAATAGCGGCTATTAACACCATCGTCACTACTTCCACTAGAAGAACCGTCATCGGCTTTTTCAAATTCAAATACTAATCCCTGTTGTTTAAGCGTCTCTATTTTAACGTCATCGTATTTTTCAAATAAACCTTTGGTTTTACTGCGGGGAATTTTTATAGCTTTGATTATATTCAGATTTTCAAGACCACATGTATCCGTTATAAATTTTAACATTGAAGTATAATATGACCATTCTGTCTCCGTCAGTATTTCATTATCGTTATTGACAAGAGCGTTGGTCATGATATTGTCGGCTAATTCTATAACATTGGTAGTAGTAGTATCATTAATATTGTTTGTGGTTAATTCCTGTTTAAACTGTGTAATTAGTTTATCAATATTATAAATATATTTAGACTCAATGTCTTTCATATACCCTCCTAATATAGGACTTTTATCAAAGTCGTGTTTTAATTCATCCAATGTTTTTACTAGTCCTATGATATGGTTTAAAGGATTGTGTTGGTCGGTATATACTCCGTTGCAAATATCAATTGCACCTCCCCGTTGTCGCACATTGACAAATGACGACCGAGGTGTAATACGCTGCATAGTACTCAACTCTTTCGATAAATTAGTTGTTTTAAGATTATTAGATTGTAGGATAGATGAAGGCTTAACGCGTTTAAATTTGGAAGTGGTTGGTCTATTTATATCACCAGGAAGCTTTCTTCTATTTTCTTTATCATATGTGTTTTTTAATGTATAAGACTTTGTATTCAATGTCGGATTACGTTGGATTTTTCTCGTATTAAATAAAGACTGTAATACTGTAGTAGAGCGTAATTGAGGTGTCTTGTTGGATATAGTTTCGTCATTACCAGTTAGTCCTGTAAAATCACCGGATAAATGTTTAACAACATTGTCGTTCATTTCAGATGTACAATACAGGATATAATTCGTTAAAATATGCTCAAACGCCGTCTCTGAACTATTTGATAGTATATCTTTTAATACAGACGAATCCATTAATTCTAACATATTATTTTTAGATGTTAAAGTATCTAATATACGTTCAACTCTTTCTATATTGGTGTCAATATCGACATTATCCATTATTGTTATATAATAGGGGTATAAAAATATAATTAAACCTAAACAAGTTAAACAATGTGTATGTAATTGGTGTAAGTATGCAAATATTCGTTAAAACCCTTACAGGTAAAACAATTACTGTTGAAATAGAGCCAAGTGATACTATTGAAACCATAAAATTAAAGATAAATGACAAAGAAGGTATTCCACCTGACCAACAACGACTTATATTTGCTGGAAAACAACTCGAAGATGGAAGAACCTTGTCTGATTATAATATTCAAAAGGAATCTACGATTCACCTTGTGCTTAGATTGAGAGGAGGGTGTCAATTATGCTACAACGAAAACCGTGATAATCTTTGTGAAATTCACAAAGATTTGATAAATTATAACATGACCGAGTACTATACACAACGTAGTTCCAATATTGTCGATCTACCGACAACATATCAGGGTATCTGTATTTATTGTATATTTAGCGGATATCAAAAAATTGATAATTATGATAGGTGGAGTGATGTTATAGAGAAGGATATACCTGAAGATATGATGGGTATTCAATATGCTGGATTTTTCGATTGTATGAGAGGCAATGATTTTTTATATAAAATGATTTATGATGAAAATAACCAGTCAAATGACGATATTAACTACGATAATTCTAACTTACCTACTTTTATACACACTTATTTAATGGGATGGCTACTTGCTCAACGTACTGAATGTAATAAAGAAATAGCAGAATCCTTATATATGTCGTCACTATGTAGTTCTATCGAGGACCGTTCGCCTCATAGTTATATAAAGGAATAACCTGATAGGATGTTATGCCTTTAACGCAAATGGTAGCTTATGGTATGCCTGATTTTCATATAGACCAGCCATGGAATCCAGTTATAATGCGTAATTCAGATAATGACCTAACTATAATTACACCACCTAAAACAATAGATATAACTTACGTTGGTTGGTTATTGTCTAAAATAAGTAATTTACTATCATTTCCATAATAATCGAAGGATTTAAAATAAAATTGAACTGGTACTAATGTTATACTAAGTTTGTAATTAAACCATACACAATGCCTATATTTTCTGGCAATTTGGAAAATGATACCTATAAAGAATTTGTTGATGCTATTTTACATATTATGAAGACTAATCACCCAACATTAACACATCAAATATTATTCGATAATGTCGCTACGTCTGACGTTGAACCTATGCAAAATATAATGCCTTTTACTAATATTAATTTAGAACTCCAATCGCCTTCTCGACAAACAGAATGTATTGATTTCTTACAATTTCATATACCTTATATGCTAAAATCAGTATATATAAAATTGTATATTCAATGTTGCATTATCCACCATTATTTTGTAAATATAAATGACGGGTTTGAATCAGTTCATGTTGAAAATGTCTATATTAAATGGGATGATGTCTTTGCTGAAGAAGACGTTGTAGAAGATATAGTTAATCTAAATACTACTTCTTGTAGTATCGGTGATGCTATGCTACAATTTACTGAACAACAATTTACTGAACAACAGTTTTTTAATGACCTTTACTTGTGTGTTATTACGAACGATTTTAGAAACCAAGTAAGTTTTGGTTTTACAGAATTATCACCGTCGTTTTATATTGATACTGTTGGCGAACCAAATAATGTACCAGCTGGTGAATTAGAGAGTGATATTGATAATAATGTTTCATTATTTAATTATACGGTTTCTGGTGGTAATTATTATCAAGTTAATATGGAAACACATGGGGTATATAGCTCATATATGCCTGGTTTTGGTATTTCCAATCGTGTCGTTGCTTATGATGGTGTGCATGATCGTTTAATCGGAGAAAATCAACTAATGGATGATGATGTATTCACGACGAATTCTGATATACCTGAATACTCGGAGCAAATAAATGTTAATTTCGCTCCTTTGGAAAGCCTTATTATACCTAAAAACAGTAGGACGAACGAATGTCCTGTTTGCTATGATACAATAACAGTATTGGATTTCTATGATTGTCAGCATGGAATTTGCACTTCATGTTTTGAATCTTGGAAAGATGCGAATCATCATACTTGCCCCATGTGTAGAGCTAATTACAGTACATATGATAATGGTATCAATGTGTATCCTTTTGCCCTACGACTTGAAGAACATCAATTAAACCAAACAGATATTCCTTTACTTATCAGTGAATAATATGAATTATATAGACTCGTAGTTAGTAAATATTAATTTATAAATAAATAACATATCATATGCTATTTATTTATGAATTAAACCTATAAATTTAAACCTGTTTATAAAATATTTTTATTTAAATTCTATTAATTACTGTAAGCAAGACCACCCATACCACTCATTACACGGAACACATTGTAATTAGTAGCATAGACTCGCACCTTAGCAGTAGAAGTTCCAGCAACAGTCGCGTTAGAAACCACTAATTGTAAAGTACCATTGTCAATACGACTCATATTGCAGGTACCACAAGGCTGGTGTTCTTCGGGGCGGAGGGCGAATGAATACACGTTAATACCAGTATCGGGTGTGCGAGTATGGTGTTGGTAAGGTTGTACTTGGTCGAAGTAAGTTCCCTCACGCTCTGAAAAACGGTCTTGTCCGTTCAATTGAAGTTTGGCAGTCACCACGGGATTTTGTCCCCAACAGTGGAGATTGAGGGCGGTTTCAGCAAGGACGAAGACACCGGCATCAGATACAGCTGAAACACTGAACTGGTTATTGTTAGGTAAATTAGCACTGTTTCCACTTCCTGAAAAACCAACATCAACTGCGTCTCCTATTGATCCATTTATTCCCCAAGCACCAGCATCAACAAATAGATTTTCATCAATAAACTCGTCTTTAGAAAGCGTATCAGCGCCTCCGAAGGCTCTTACACTGTTTGGCAACACATCTAAAGCATCAGTGTAATTGAATGGTTGTGCGCCCAATAAATTGCACAATTGCTGACCTGGTTCAAGAGAACTACAGTAATCAACGTTAGTATCGGGTTGAACCACCCAAACTAATTCTTTACAAGGATGGTTGAAGTTGAGTTTAATTTTGTTGCTTGAACTTCCAATAGACTCGTCGCCAGTGAATTGCAATTGCTCAATAAGATATTCATGGGGGTTTTGAGCCATTTTACGACGTTCATCAGTATCCAAGAAAGCATAATCGACATATAGGGAGGCAGCAACGAGAGACTGACTGTAAGCGCGAGACACTTTTTTAGCAGTAGGAGTTCCAATATCTGACATTGCCCATAGGCATTCGTCGATGGGACGTAAATCAACGTTAATACGAACCTCGTGATATTGAAGAGCAATCAAAGGTAGTGCCAAACCAGGATTACGGCAGTACCAGAAAGTTAAAGGAACATACAGTGTAGTTTCAGGCAAGGCGTTGCGAGGAGCACAAACTTGAGTAGGCACATTATCACTATTGCATGGTCCATCAACATCTTCGAAAATAGGCTCAACAACATAAGTCAATTGAGTTGTATTACCCACCATTGAAGCATAACCACGTTCATAATGCTCACTGGTACCGGTCAGTTGATTCCAAATATGCATCCAATCGCCATATTGACGGTCGATACGCTGACCACCGACTTCCACCTCAACCTGTGATACCATGTGTTCCCCAATATAATCCAACCAGCGAGCATAAACACCCTCACCAGTGGTGTTTGCCATGTCTTGGTTAATCTCGGGTAAGGTCACCTGTAAATAAGTTCGGTAGGCAAGATCACCATTGCGCGCGACAACACAGGTGACACGACGACCAAAATCGGCCTGACCGTTAAAGGTCTGTTCGATAGACTCGACCGCAAAGTTGGTATAGCGACGGTATGTGACCTTCCAGAAAGAAATTTGAGGACGACCAGTCAAGTAAGTATCCTGTTGTCCATAAGCGACAAGTTGCATAAGTCCTCCAGCCATTGTTATTAAATTAGGCAGAGAAAAAAAAATAAAAAAAATACGAATTAAATAATCCTTGGTAATCTATATTTATTTATCTGTGTTCAAAATTGTCATCGATAAATTTTGATAAATACGAATCCAAATATACTTCCTTGTCATTTTCATGTCTTTTCTTGAATACATAACAACCCCCTTTTTTTTTCACACTCCATCCAGTTTCCAATGCATTATAAATAAATACCATTCGTTGGAAAACTAATAAATCAACCTTGTTTGGGTCGCAACTTACCCCTTGGTTGCTACCTTGACAATCGATACTCATAATTGTTGTATTGTTATATTAATTATAAGTATTATAAACATATATTAATGCGTAAGAATCTATAAATTAATATTATAACTAGACCAGAATGCTATTAAATAGTGTATCCTCTATCTAATTATAACACATTCATGCTATCTTTCAAACCCAAGACAAACAAAACCATAGAGTATTCTTACAAACAGAATATGACGCTAGACCAAAAACACCAAGACATTATTGAAACAATTCATTGTGATGAAAAAACCATACCTTCATTAAAAAATCAAATAAGTATTTTAAAAACACAGTTAAAACAAAATCACCTTACGTTTAACCAACATTTATCTTTAAATGACAAACTTAAATCCGCTAAGACGCGGATAAAAAAAATTAAATCCAAGAGAAAACAGTATTATTTAGATAATTCTGAACATATTTTTAGGTATTTTGAAGATAAAAAAAACATAACGTGTATAACACCGTCAGTTAATAAGTCGCCGATTATTAACACATCTCATTCAGATAAAATATCCACCTTTTTCAACATGTCCTCTCAATCAAATATCAATGCTATTAAAAAAGACAGCAGTACTACAAACGAACCTTATAATGAGGCTTTCAAAACACCACATAGTGATTATATTTACGAATATATGAAAAATATGGACGATATATACTTTGATATAGATAAATACATCCATCCTAATAATATGTGTCAGGTATGCACCAAAGGCGAACTAATACCAGTTTCATGTGATGGTGTCATAATATGTAATAAGTGTGGTATCCAACAACCGTTTATTACCGATCATGAAAAGCCGTCTTATAAAGAACCTCCAAAAGAAGTATGTTTTTACGCCTATAAGCGTATTAACCATTTTAGAGAAATATTGGCTCAATTCCAAGCCAAAGAATCCACACAGCTTCCACCAGACGTTCTTGACAATATTCAATTTCAGATAAAAAAAGAACGAATACAATTAAAAGAATTGACGTATTCAAGGACTAAACTCATTCTTAAAAATCTTGGGTATAATAAATATTATGAACATATACCTTACATTAAAAATAAATTAGGCATTCGACCACCAATCATGTCTCCGGAGTTGGAAAATACATTGTGTAATTTATTTACCGAAATACAACACCCTTATTCTAAATACTGCCCGGATGATAGGACTAATTTTTTGAATTATTATTACACTGTATTTAAACTATGTGAGTTATTAGACCAGACCGACTATTTGACACTACTCAAGGAAGCCATGATTGGAGACAGAATAAAACGTATTGAACAGGATGTTATCTGGAAAAAGATATGTGGTGAAATGGACTGGGAATTTATAGCTACAGAATAAGATTGATAATAAATATAATGTAATAAGATTATTACAATATATTTATAAATACTAGGTATTTTTATTTTACAAAAATTAAGCGCGGGGGAATCCAACCAAATTAGCACCAATACCAAAACCTGCACCTGAACGCGCGGAAACTGCCATGCTAGGAACATAGGTATCAAGTATAGAAAATGTCGCCGCAGCGGTAAGGGCAATAAGAGCAACCTCGTCTAAATTGAGAGACTTTTTGGGAATGCTATAAGCTGCCAACGCAACCATAACACCTTCCACTAAATATTTTACAACCCGTTTAAGAAGTTCAGTAACGTCCATTAAACCATTTAGCATTATTATATAATAATTAGAAATAAAAATAGATAAATGGTATTATTGAACAATAATAACAACGTCTTTAAAAGAAGTATCCATATCAATGATTTTAATTAAATGCTCCATTTGACAGCAAATTTCGTCTTCTATGCTATTTAATATCTTTGTGGTATCTACTAACGAAATATAATTAGATTCCTTATCATTTAATATGTTAATTCTAAAACCCAATAAGACTTCGTTATTTTGAATATAGTATAACTGTAATCGTGTATCTGTTTTATAACAATGTGAATTTATATTAAATAACTTTTTAGGGTGATAATTATTAAGAGTTTGGTCTATTTTAGACATTGTATTGTTATAGATAATATATGGTTTATTAAACCCATTTGAAACATCATTTAATATTTCATCGGTATCAAGATTAAATATAGATGTTAATTCGTCCATTAATAGCATATATCCTATATACACCACCATACAATCGTATATTAAGTATAATCCTTTAGCATAAATTAAACGATTTAAACCTAAAATATATCGATGTGTTATACCATTTATGAAAATAATAACGTCTATATTCTATTATAGGTTTTTTTTAGATATAATATTATGTGTATATGTTTATTCGTTGTATTTAATTGTCAGGACATTCATATAATCATTATTTTAATATAAAATATGTGGAAATGTAGTTAAAGATATGGCTATAATTAAATAATTATGACCTCTCAGTTAAACACATCCAATGATTCTCATAAAGGCATTACAAGAAAACAAAATAAAGATGGTACTACAAACCCTCATTATGTCGATTTGTTAGATGAAGACCCTACTGTTGCTGGACAAAAATTCGTTTGTATGTCATTTGCATCACCAGAAGACATTATTAAACAAAAGGAAATGTTTTTTTTTGACGAGTTTATCAAACATTGGGATTTTGCTAAATCCATCGACAAGTTTGCCCAATTTCTGAATTTTGTCTCTTATAAATACGATATAGACCAAAACGCTCTATCTGACGATTTACAAGAGTTTGTTAAAGAAGAAAAAAGCAACCTGCTTATGACCACCATTGAGGATGAGTATAAAACGTTCCTTGAAAATCACGAAGAACGTCTTGAAAATGAATTTATGCAGTGCAATGAGTTTAAAACATCCACGAGGGGACTAAAAATAAGAGGGTCGTTTGACTCACAGGAAGAAGCGGAAACACGTTGTAAATTGTTGCGCGATATTGATCCAAACCACAATATTTTCGTTGGTAAAGTTGGTGTTTGGATGCCTTGGAATCCGGACGCTTATAAGACTGGGCGGGTTGAATATATGGAAGAAGAATTAAATGAACTTATGGCTAAGAAGCGAGAGAACGATCAGCTTACCAAAATCGAATTTGAAAAACGCGTTAGAGAAACCAAAGAAAATGCAATTCAAGAGAATATTAAAAAGGCCAAGGCGTCTGGCAATGTCCTTACTCAGAATATTGATAAAGATGGTAACCTTGTTGGTATTAATGAAGAACACACATCGGCAAACATTTCAGACGAATTGTTTAATAATGAAGATGCTATTGTTGGAAAGCAATCTGCATCTACCGATCACGGGCTTAAAGACGCCCTTGATCGAAGTAAAACACATAAACGCCATGGTCTTACCGAAAATACAATTGTCGAATGTGATGAAGATTAGATTACATTTTAAAACAAAATTGAACTAATAGTAATTCTAATTATCCAGTTAATCAAACTCTAACTGGATAATTATGGAACAATACAACCCCGAGTGTCGTCAAAAATTCTATGCTTTTGTAGCCAATGAAGTATATCTTCATTGTCATCCTAGTGAATACATATACAGACTGTTTTCAAAAACTGACCAATTTAATATACAACACGTTGAAATGGCCTACTATCGCCTATTTTCACAATGGTTACAATTAATAAAACAACATATTGTTGATTTAAATTTTAGTGGCAATTACGTCGATATTATGGAAAAATGGTTTTATTCAAAAAATGATATTACCCTTATGTACATTGTTGAATTTATACATAGAATACATTACTTCAATCATTACATTAGAGATAAACCAGAAGAATTGTCTAATTATCGAAGCATGGTCCATATCGCAGTTTCTGTTAATACGACAGACAATTACAACCTTGATGTCCCTATGCGATTTCTTGAATTTATCTATGAAGGTAAATAAATACTATAACGCTACTGTGTTTTAATTACTTTTAATGATTTTTTTTAATGTTTATCCGGGTGGTATTTTTACGTCGGGATTGATTAACGTCATATTCGGGTTCATCGTCATCATCGTTTTCTAATTGCCTAGAAATTTCCCAATACTCTCTCGAACCAAGTTTAAAGTCGGGATGCGATGCCGCCTTGTACCAAAAAATCTGGTCTTTTAATTTGTTGGATTTCACGTTATTATTTACTACTAAACATTCAAAATTCTCTGTACATTGATCCATCACTTGACAGAACGACTCCATGGTTGGGAACATACCAGCATAGTTTTCCCAAATACGTTTTCTATTACTTAAATATGGTTCTCTCAATATGAAGACATAGTCTATGTTTGTTCTGAGATTCGGTGGTACGCCTAGTGGAAACTGCATTGTAACAACCAACATAATCTTCCAGTGACGACCATTCATAAAAAGTAATCGCATCATTTTATCCCGCGACCATGAATTGTCATACAGACAATCGTCTAAAATAACAAATGTGCGAGGATCTGTTTTAACCCTGCCATACATTTTTTGTTCTTTAAGGACCATCTTCAAGGCGGACCGTTGTCTTTTAAGAACATTTTCTATTATAGCACTATTGTATTCTTCGTGAATAAATATCTTAGGAACAATTTCAGAATAAAAACCATTACCGGCTTCTGTGCCTGAAATGACAGTGCCTATGGGGATGTCCTGGTGATAGTAAAGTAAATCGCGCACTAGAAACGATTTACCGGTATCACGTCGCCCAATTAACACAATAACGGGTCCTTTATTTTCATCGGGTCTAAATGATATGTGGTGCATGTTAAATTTACTTAATTCCAAGGTCATACTACTTGTATGACAATAAAATAAAACTATTTACTTAACGAAATGTATTAGTTTAAAAAAACGAGAATTAATATGACTATTATTCAACTATAGGATGGAAAACATGTGTGATTACCAAGAAACCCATAAACAGGTGTATAATTACAGTAAGCATAAACACATTAGTAAAAACTATCTTTCAACATTGTCCGATAGTCTCAAGAAATTCAATATTGAACGACCGCAAACATATTATCCATTGTTAGACCTCTTATTTAAACTCAATGACGATAATCATAACAATGTTTGTCTTGAACATCGATACCAATTACATCATGTCGAAACACTCGATACAAACGCTTCTTGTACAATTTCTTGTTTAAATAATAAAACAAAGCTGTTTGATATAAAAAAAGCATTCATTAAATTCGCGCCATTAACAGACCCATTTAAATACTTATGTGGAAAAACATTTCTTGATACAGGTAAAGACACTCTGCCAGTATTCCGTAGTACCAACCATAGTTCTGCATCTATCATTCAATCTCCCTATAATCCCGCCTATGTAGATAGTTTTTTTTCTTATCTAACCAGCCAACTAAAAAACGATTATGATTTTCAAAACGGGCTTGATTATTACGGTAATGTGTGTTGTATTAAAGACCAGTTTAAGGTGGGTATTGACGACGAATTAAGTTTTTTAAACAACTCGTCGTTTTTTATGCTCAATAGAAAGACGACCTTCGGTGTGGTCGACAGTATTGACGACAATGATTGTATTTCTAGAAATAATATTAATACCTCAGTAAAATCACCTATAAAAATTGACACGACAACAATCTCCTTTACGGTTGATCCTATGAACAATTTATTAGACGAAGTTATTGGTTCTATGGATAATACTAACGATGATGTCTCTACATTAACTATTAATGGACATCTGAGAGAAGTGGTGTTTGATAATAACTTGATTGGTAATATTTCATTAGTAAAAAACGAGTCCTCCACCAACAGTCAATGTTCTTCAAGAACATCCTATACAACCGAGAGAAGCTCCAACACATCATCCGAAAACGACAACGATACAATATCCATCAGTACAGACCAGTCTACTGGATCATCATCTGGTTCTTATGGAAGTGAATGTGAGAGTAATGCTACTATCTACGCATCGATAGATCAATTTCCAGTTAATATGATTTTCTTAGAGCAATGTAAGGCTACTTTGGATGATTACATAGAAAATAACGTTATTGACGCCATTGAAATGAAGGCCATCCTTAGTCAAATAATACTATCGTTGGCGGTCTATCAACACTGCTTTGATTTTTCTCATAATGATTTACATACAAATAATATTATGTATGTGCCTACTAAACAGGATTTTATATATTTCCGTATAGACGAAACGTCTCAAGTATATAAAGTACCTACGTTTGGAAAACTATGGAAAATAATTGATTTTGGACGATCTGTTTATAAAATAGCAAACCAGACAATTGAAAATACCTGTTATAGTGAGGATGGTGACGCGACAACTCAATATAATTTCGGAAAGTTATATTCTGATAAATACACCTTACGAGAACCGAATAAAAACTTTGACTTATGTAGATTAGCATGTTCGCTGTTTGATTATTTTTTGGACAGTGATAGCGATAGTAGATATATTATATATGATGAAACCACCAAACAACTTGTTTTAAATAAATCGGTCGGAGATAAACACTATGATAACTATTCAATTGAGAATCTTATTTTAAAATGGCTTACAGATGGAGATAATCATAATATATTGTATAAATCCAATGGGGAAGAACGCTATCCAGGGTTCAAATTATATAAAATGATTGCAGTAAAATCAAACGTGCGATGTTGCCCTTTTGAAAATATCAAAAGTGCCTATTTTGATGAGTTTGTTAATAATGCGGTATTGGATGATAATGTTGTTGTAGTATCAATTAATTCGTTGCCGGTATTTTATGTTGAATAATGATAGAATTATTGCTGTTATATAAAATATAAATATGTCGTTCGTCTGTATTAACGTAATTGCACATTGGTTTTAGACAATCATCCACACTTTTACCCTTACAGACGGTTGATTTATCTTGGTGATCCATATATAATATATCTATTTTAACAAGTCATAATTAAATGTAATAAAACCACATACAAATAGTTATTAAAATTGATTAATAACTATTTATATATACTAATGTAATTTCGAAACTCAAGTTTTCACTCAAGAATCAGCACAATGAATGCTGAACTCACCGATTATAACGTCATGGAGACCTACGCCAACTACAAGTATGCGTTGTTTAACAAGCCAGAACAGCCCGACCTACTACCACAAGTCTTGGTGGTTGAACCACCTTTTGTCGATGAAGAGTTGTCGATTGACTACAACGAGAAGTTGTCTCATTTTAAGCAATTACCAATCCAAGAACGATGTGAGATTATCATGAACAGTGAGCAGGTATATGCCATTGAACATACTCTTGAAGGTAATATCGAACAATTGGTCTATCATTTGCGGTGGGCTACAGTAATGACGAACGGTGAAGAGTGTATTATTCCCTTGCCTACCACCAAGGAGTTTATGGATAGTCTAAAGGCGGTGTGCCAACCTACCACACAACTGTTGGTTTTCCACCTCTTGGATATTTTCTACCGGACGTCTGAGCTACGTTATGCTTACCCCTTTTTGAAGTCGGAGTTTTCACAAGACAACATCAAGATGGATATTTACGATACAATGATGGTGTTGTTCAAAAACCTAATCAGCAATGTTGCTCCCGGGGCGGCTCTGATTGACGCGCTTTGGACCTGGTGGATGTGGGAGACTAGTTACGATGGTCTTAGCTTGGACTCTGACAAATTTGAAAAAGAACTGTTGGCTGACCCTCTAAACGAGGCGTTTATTCAAGATGACGAGGACGAGGACGAGGATTACGAGGATTACGATGACGAGGGGTATGGTAGTGATGAAAATGATATTGATGACGGGTATATGAGCGACATTTAGATAGTCTTGATAGTGTGATACCAATTGATTTTTATTTAAAAAGAAGGATCGTTGGTAAAGGCCATCATTGACCCACCCCCGGACTTAGCACCTAATGAAATACCGACAGATGGTAAAACAGTTTGGGTCAGTTCTATACTACCATATACACTTGCCCCTACAATAATCGTATTAAATAAAGTATCTTTAATATTAATAGATTTACTAGAAATATAATTTGTGTATAACACATTTAATATAACAAACATTACACAAGTTCCAAACACAATATACATCGACGTCTCCATTTGATCCGTTTAAACGTTATTTTTATTTTAATTCTATGTCTTTTACGTATTTATAGTATCTCCACAAACCCAAGCGTTTCGATATTGAGAGATTCGTTCGTGTTTATATGTAATTTTTCCAAATCACTATCATCGTCTTCCTCTTCCATAGCCAACCGCTCTTGATAACGTTGATTACTTATTTTCTCCAGACGCTCAATATCCTTAGAGGCTGTTATTTCTTCTTCAATATTATCTTCGTTTAACGCTTTATCTATATTTGAAAAGGTCAAACGGCCTCCGTTAGGCATATCGGCCGACATTGGTGTCGTTGGCCGAGAGACTTCAGACTCGTCCAGGACCACATTCAATCGAATAGGTTCCAATTCAATAGGGCTTTCTTCCGATCTATCGGTATTTTCTTCTTTTAATCGCTCTTGTAAAACAGACGGGGTAACTATGGGCGTAGCAGGTTCATTACGTTCCTCAACGATTTCTTCACTAACCACCATTTCTTCGCTACCCTGATTTTCTAAATAAACCCGTAATAGATTATCAACTGGCACATTTTCTCGTATTGTATTAACAATACTTTCCTTAATAATTGTTTCCATCATATTCTGGTTTCGTTGAAACTCCAACGGTGGCACACCCTGTTCAAACAAATAAACGTTCTTGTATAATTTTCTGGCTGAATTAATATAAACCTGATGTATAAACATATTCAGATTAGGAATATCAATATCAACCTTTTTTTGCTGCTGACTTACACGAATACAAGATAAGCATTTTAATTGTATTATATGAACACATGATATTAAATCGTCCAGATAAGTGCAACCGGTATCCTCAATAATACGTTTGGTCTCGTCTTGAATCATAGTTTCATTCCACTTGGGAACCCTCGACATAAAATTCTGCATTGTCATTAGATATTTAGCGTCTTCGTTGTTAGTATTACATAATTTCATTGCTTCTCTCAACATTTCCCTAAACCCTGTAATAATCTCCGGTGTCAATATATTAACCAACCTAGCGACCCATTCATTTTGGGATTCGTAAAGGCTTGTAATATTATAATCATCCATAATTGCTATATGTGAAGTTAAGTATTTAAATCTATAACCGCGTTTATTACTTTATGTTTTTCATTAGAACCAGATGGTTTGTTAATAGATGACATATAAATAAACGACGGTCAATCCTGCTAGGATTTAAACATGTTTGTTTCAATAAACCGCCTACATCGGGAGATTGAATGCACCTCAGAATACTGCCCTCGGCCTGTTTAAACAGGCGTTCAATTGCGGTTAAAGATGGTAATTTATTAATAGCATCAACTACTTTGTAAAAATGTCCTATAATAATATCCATGCTTCTCTCAGATGGCACAAATAACCAATGTGTATATACACCATATTTATAATCATATAACCGTTTTTCAATTACTTTTGTAGAAGGTTGTCGATGTTGGGGTGGTATTTTATTGTAGCTATTTAGACCAACAGTCATCATTCGCGATACCACTGGTTCAACAATATGGTTTAACCTGGATGCTATACCTATAAACAGATTACTGGTATTCTGCTCCATTAATACACGTAAGGCACATTGGGCTTCGTCAGACAATTCGTCCAAATGGTTAAAAATAATTATTTTAAAACCGTGTTTTTTATTATATTGACTCTTAATAAAATGTTGTACATTATTGCGTATATTAATTATAGACGAATTAAAAATACAATCTATAATAAGAATATTAGGATTCTTTCTCAATTCAATCGTTTCATTTAATACTCTACAAATACTCCTTACATATTCGTTTATAAGAGATAATGAATTACCATGAAACAACATGTTCGGTATAGATTCGACGGTATTATTTTGCTTATGTGATTTAACAATATCAATAATGTTATTTGCGAATATCATTATTGATATTAAATATGTTTAATGTCTAAATTAATATAAAAACGATAAATTACCTAACTTATGTTTAAACTGAACTGTTTAAACTGTGAGTATAAGGATTACTTTTAAAGGCCTGTAATAAGTCTGGGTTAATACGATCACCATAATCTTTATCGCGGTAATCAGACGGTTGTGAGGTGACTGTCGCGTAGTTTTCTGGTCCTAACATACCTTTGTGATGTTGTGCCATACCCGAATTACTGTAATTATAGGTATTCCGAGATGTATTACGAGTACCATTCACCTCACTATTAAACATATTTGTATTTCCATGAACCTGTGATGCGGCTGAAATACGATTGTTATTATTGCGTTGGTTATCCCGTACATGCGATTGATGTTGAATACCCATACTAGCATCACCTACAGTACCGGTATAACTTCGGGTAGTAGTATCGCGCTGTTGGGGTAATGGTTCATCCATATACGATGTGTTTCCTAAAAATTTATTATTACCGTCTTGGTTTCCTACAAATACATGTTGTTTCCCGGTAGGGTTCATTTCCCTATAGGTTGTTCGGGCATTTAATTCCGGACTAACAATATAAATACCATCGCTGTCTATTGTACCAACATTCCCCCTCTCAATCATGTTTCCCAGAATCGTCTCTTTTCTCGTGGGTTTCATAGTATCCAATATAGGCGATACCATAGCTTCAAAAATACCTTTAACTGTTCCGAAAACCGTTTTTTGTTGCGTTACCGCACGGTTGTTTGGTATGACATTAAAACCCTTGCTACTGTAATCATTATCAGTAGGATCACTTTTATTATTCGCGTAAGCAGGTCCTTCAACTGACCCATAAACATGCTCTCGTTTAGGGTCTTGATAATTGTGTGGAGCCATACTTGCCCGGACATCATTCTGTCCAGCACCACCCTGATATTCTCGCGTGGTTTCTATTCGAGCCTGTTCTTTCATGTCATGTATTCCCCGACCACGTTGTTTTTTCTCTAACCCAGTCGTCACTAAATAGCGATCAGGAGTATTTACAAAATAAGTATCTGGTCCATAATAGTTATATTCACCCATAATACTACGGTTCTTAACATTGGCTGTCGCGGCACCTTCATGGTTATTCAACTGATAAGAAACCTTTGGATTGCTTTCAACCCGTAATTCATCGACCCGTTTAGGTAAATACGACTGACGATTTTCCAAACCAGAGTTAAAACCACCTGAACCATTAACACCAGCATTCCCGGATAAAGATGGACCCACCTGAATCTCTTCCCATGGTTTAGTATTGTTATGAACATTAGAAGCATTCATACGACTTTGTATAAAATCACTCTGGTTAGGCATTCCCGACGCCCAGGCCAGATCTTTCTGAGGCTTGAATAAAGGAGCTTGTTCGCGTTTGTTAAAATGCTGACTACCCATACCTACTTTACGATCCAAATATAACTCGCTGGTATCCACATTGGCTCCTACACCTTTCACCTTGCTTCCAAAATAAGGTGCCATGTTGTTGTGGTTAAAGGTGTTGGTATTCATGGGTTCGCCAGACAGACTCGTAAAGTCAGTATTGCCTTGGATTCCTTGTTTTATATTACGAGTACCTACAGCATTAAAATTATCCATGTCATACAGTTTATCCGTCGTTTGATTAGGATTATGATAATCGTGAATACTTGTTTTATCTTGTACGATAGAATGATTCGTGTTGCGTTCTAA